TTTGTCTTCCTCTTCGCTCAATTCGAAACAAGGTCTTCTACGAGCCAGGGCAGCTTGTATGTTTCGAAGCAGCGGGAGAATGTTCGGCTGATCCCAAATCTGGCCGAAATGATCGGAATGCGGGTCGATCTCTGCCCACAATCCGAGGGCATCAGTCCCTCCGTCAGGACAGACGGGAAACTGAATCTCCACTGGCGGAGTCACAGGATAGGCAGACTTCACTGAAATCTTCTCTCCATCTCGGGTCATCTCAGATCGAGACATAAGAGGGAGAAGAACCTCATCGAAACCTTCTTTCCGGTTTCGGTTCCAAGAGGTAGTCTGCGGCACCAATTGCTTTTCGGCGCCAATCGGACAGTATTCCTTGATCTTGCGGAATGCTGCATTCGCATGCGCGTAGCAGCCATAACTGTCTTGCTCTATCCCACGCCAAAGACTCGCCCACGGCAGTCCAGGAAGCAACGGCTCTATAGGAGCCGAATACTTCTTGAACAACTCCAAAGAACGGCCGCGTACCGCCGGGCACGATCGCAGTTTTTCACACTGGTCGTACACCAAGGTCGGAAACGCCCTCAGCCGCTTCAGCTGATCGTCACCCTCGTCCTTGGCCACAGAATAGGCCGAGTCCGATGATCCCTTAAGCTGTTTGTAGTTTGCTGTGTCGAGTTGTCGACGAAGACGGTCAAGTCGTTCGTTCAAACCCTCTGGCGGTGCCTCTAACTCCGTCACCATCTTTCCTTTTCCTCTGCCCGTGATCAAGCCAAAGTTCACGAACGGCACCTCGCGGACCTGAGAAGTGCTCGTTTTGGTTGATGGTAGAACACAACCGGCATACTCCCAAGGCTCCTCCGCAATCTCAGTTTTGATACTAAAGAGAGTGCTATTGAGCTGTAGGTAGTCAGGCGACGCAAAGTTCTTTCCGGGGCTAGGATCAAATCCATAGCTACGGATCACTCGCATCCAGCGAGCATAGAACTGATCGTCGCATTTGAAGCCGATATCGTCTCCATTGACTAGGACTGGCGGTAGGCGCCTCCAATGGTCCACTGGACCAGAGTGCTCTTCCACAGCCTGCCAGTACGCGGCGAGATCGTCGGCCCAAGCGGTGGCACGATCGAGCATCACCGTCTGGTCGGGCTCCTGGGACAGGCCCATCA